CAGGATTGTCGCTGGCGATTTTAAGGCTTATGATCAACATATGTCTGCAAGAATGGTTTTGATTTCATATTATATTGTAGAACAAATTGCTAAATTGGCTGGTTACTCTGATGAGGAGTGTAAATTAATTCGTGGTATGGCCACTGATGTCGCTTACCCAGTGATGTCATTGAATGGAGAGTTAATCAAACTCTACGGTTCGAATCCTTCTGGTCAGAATGGAACTGTTTACACAAATTCTATCGTGAATTCTATTTACCAGAGATGTGTTTTCTTTACTCTTTATCCAGAATATAAAGGTAATTTCCAGGATGCAGTTCATTTGCTAACTTATGGTGATGATAACAAAATGGGTATTTCTCCCGATTTCCCAAGGTACAACCATACTGAGATGCAAAAAGTTTATGCTACTGCGTCTATTGAATATACTATGGCAGATAAGGAAGCGGAGTCGGTCCCTTTGATTAATCACACTGAAGCTGATTTCTTAAAAAGGAAATCTCGCTTCGAGCCAAAATATACATATGTGAATAATTTTGGACATCGTTACAAAGGAATGTGGCTTGCTATGTTAGAAGATGACTCTATTTTTAAGAGTCTTCACTCGAATCTTGCATCGTCATCTGATGTGTCCCCAACTAGAGTTGCTTGTCAAGCTATTGATACAGCACTCCGCGAATGGTGGTTTCACGGTCGTGAAGTTTTCGAATTTAGACGAAATCAGATGATAGAAGTTATCGGCAAGGCTGGGCTTGCTGATGTTGTACCACAATCAGTTTATGATTCTTTCGATAAGAAGGAAGCTGATTGGATGATTAAATACGGTGTTGAATACGTATCTGATCATGAAGAGTAGGAGCTCTTTCAACGTAGACCACCAAAGTCTTTAAACTATAGGAGTGTGCTGCCTCATACTTGTCCCCACGGGGAATTGGCATGTTTATATAAGTGATTTAGCGTAATTGTTGTTTATTTGTCGTTCTGTACATATTTACGTACCCTGTATATTACATTTAGTAGAACTTTCAGTCTACCT